CGAAAAGATCATATCCGAAGAAGCGAGCGGTATACCGCCCGGGCTTCCGTTTCCGATCCCGCGCCCGAAAAGTCCTCCTCTTGCGACCGCCTGCAGTCCGTAGACGATCTGCCGGTTGTTGTCGTTGTGTGGCGTCGCGCGCAAAATATAAATAACTTGCAAGCAAAACATAAAAATCTAGATTATTAGTTAATTAAACTGGTTTTTAAATGTGACCTTATCACTTTAAACACAAAATTTAAAACCAAAAAACCAATTGTCAACAAACTAAAAATGCTATTAAAAGATCATTTAAATAAAGCCGCCCACCCCAAAGGATGAGCGGCTCATTTTACATATAAGGGATCTCGTCGGGATTGGTCTGAACAAATTTGCTGTGCAGCCATGTGCCGTCGCTGTCGTGATACCAGAGCACGCCTTTGACGTAACGTTTGCCGTTGATAAAAATATCAAGGCCGCGCGTAGCTTTACCCATCTTTTGGGTATCTGTAGATGGTCCCATTCGACGGTTACACCAAAACATACAGTTCACAATCACACCGAACGCACCGCCGATGACCTCCGTAGCGAAGTCGACAAGTAGCCGATTCGCATCGATGCCACTACCGACACCGGGAATCGCAATGTTGTCAGAATACTGCCGAATCTCACAGCGGTCGGAATAGTCAAGTTTTCCTGCCCAGTCTGCGAGCCACACGGTGCAGTCAGACGGGATGCGTTCCATCTGCATCTTAGTTTTTGCCCAGTTGACATCGCAGTATAGGCCTGTCCTAAAGCCCGCCGCTTTAATAGCAGACAGCGCCGCAAGAACCCGGTCTGTGATTGTAGTGTAAGGTAGCGCACCGAGATGCCTGCCTCGCGCATACTCTCCTCGATTCTCGGCGTCAACGCAGACAGGAAAGTCAAAGTGCTTGCCATCAATAGCTTTGAGAAACGTCTCCGTCTCCCGTTTGGAGTCCGCATCGTCCTTATAGTAGTAATAGGAATATGTCCCGACCTGGAGTCCAGCAGCCTTAGCGGCTGAATAGTGTTTTTCAAACTTCTTGTCTTTGTTGAATCCGTGGCTGGCCCGTATAAAAACGAAGCTATACCCCGCCGCTTTTGCCTTCATCATCCCGTCATAATTAATCGATTGATGATGGGATATATCAAACCCTTGGGAGCCGGCAGTTAATTTCATTTCTCTACCTCCGTTGTATTGAAGTAAGGTACGCTTCTATCTTGTCCTCGAGATATTCATACGGGTCTTTCCCCTGTTGCTTAATATATATAATTGTTGATTGAGCAAGCATGGAGAAGGCTTTTTCAACCGCCGTTTTCATTACTGCTTTTGCGTCTTCAGATGTTAATTTTCCGTCCAAGGATAACGCTTTCAATTCAGCTACTACTGTCTGTGTCAGACAATCAGCGGCTGTTGGAACTGCCGTTTCGACGTCGGCGATAACTGACTGTAACAGGGTATCCTTGGTGGACGCGGACATAGCAGAAAGTATCGATTTGGTCAGTAAAACAGCAATAGGGGCAAGAACAAGTGTGATAAAAGCGACGATGATTTCAGTCCAGTTCATAGTAAATTCCTCCGTTTTTCATTGTTTTTTGAACTAAAAAAAGACCCAAAGGTCTTGATTCCGATAAACAACACAAGTGGTTTAAATTGAATACGATATAAACATGGATCCAACACGCTTTCCTCCGGACGCAGTAAACGTTGTCCCAGCGTAATTTATATACATCGAAATCGAGTACGCACCGGCATTAATAATTGCCATACCCGGGGATGGGGGTACATCGTTATTGTTGACAATTTGTCCCGGCGCGATCCATTGTGCGCCTGGCACTGCCAAAGCCTGTATTGGAAGAGTAATACTAAATGCCGTACTGTTAGACGTTCCATTATTAGCCTGCCGGATCGATACACTACATACGCCGCCTCTGACAGAAAACCTGCCTACTACACCAGTGGGAACTACTGAGAATCCCGTCGAAACGGGAATATAGTTAAATTCGCCTGGGAATCCAAGCGGATTAGCAACGCGTGATAAATACACCGCACTGATCACAGCGTTGTCGACAACATAATCAGAGCCTCCGGTAAGCGACAGAGCCGTGTCAGAAACCGCCGTTACAACAAAGTACTTAGTCGTCGACTGTCCGATCATTATATAGTCACCTTTTTGATACCTCGATGCTGCTCCGCTCGGCACCGAAACACTATTAGCTGACAAGTATGTCCAGGTCTCAGCTATGGCCTTCCAGCCAGATGAGGGTGACCCATTATCATCTACGTATTTTTTGGTAGCAGCATGATTATTTAATGTCGGTGCAGGAACCGTGACAGATCCGGTGAATGTAGGAGATGCAAGATTTGCTTTACTCGATAGAGATTGCGACAAGCTGGATACCAAAGCGGCTAAGACACTATCTGCAGGGGAACAGGTTCCGTCTCCATTCCCAATCCAAAGCTTCTTCGTATCTACGGCATAGTACAATTCACCCTGCAGCATATTTGCGGCAGGTAGAGAAGCTTCAAGACCGCGTAAAACCTGTATTCGTTCTATGGCCATATACACACCTCCGTTTCTATTTGAGATATCCGATTATATAGAGTTGAGCTATCATTTCCCCTGAATGCTGGAACGACCACCATTCTTCTGTGTCAGATCCTGAGTATGTTTCGTCGCACCAGATGATCATTCTTTTCCAGCTTCCAGCCTCAATTTTTGCGCTTATATCTGCAGATGTTTTAGCGACAATATACTGAGCATTTGAAGGGGGTGTTGTCTGCAAAAACACAGGAGAATAACTGTCTGCAGAGAACACTAAATCGGATATATTTTCGTATCTGTCAGTGTTGGTGTAATCGTCATCTTCGTATGAGTTGTAGGCGCTATAGACCGGAATCAAGCCGACAGAAGCGACCTTTTTGGCAGCCTTAATAACACGTGGATAACCGAATCCGGTATGAACAATGCCACCGTCGAAGAACGCTGCATCTGCATATCTGCAAACAGTATTGAACTCTATTTTTGCTTCTTTAACTATGAAGTCAGCCGGCAATAAATAATCAATTGCGATTTCTCTGCGTTCGATAATTCCGTCTCCGGAGAACCCTTTAAAACCGAGCTCGCACCAGTCTCCTTCCAGACTGCCTTGTTCTCCATGGCCCGTGAATATAAATGACGACAACACACCGTTACCACCAATCAATTTTCCGCCGTTTGCCAGTGTAATTCCGAGCTGGTCAAGCTTGATGATTGGATTATTTGCGGCATCATATACGAAAAGCGTACCGGATGTTCCAGAGCCTCCGACTTTGATGTTTTCGGCCTTCACAATGCCAAACGTAGCCAGCCAAGCAATTATCGAATTATCTGCTCCGATGCCAGTAATATAGGGTCCATCCTTGCCCGTTACAGATTTGCCAAAGCCGTTGATATTCCAACACCAGACCGTTTGTGCAGCATCAAGATCCGGATTATCCGCGATGTAAAATGCCGTGTCTGTTGTAATTGGGTACCCGCCCAGGGCGCCGGCCATAAGGGATGTAAATTTCGCTGCCGCCGCTTGATAGTTTCCTTGCTCTTGCATGGTGCTTTTTAGCGACTGTGAAATCTTCGAAATGGCTGACTTCATTGGGCTCATAGAATTGGCGGTTTCTTCGGCCTCTCCAACAGCCTTAAGGTCCATGCGACCGCGAAACTTATACACCAGACTTGTGACAATACTCATATACGATTTCAGTCCATCGCGGGTCGTAAACTTGACATTGTCTCCAGCTTGCAAAGCTGGATTGGAGAGCACTGTAGCCGCATACGGCATATAGGACATCGGTCCGATTTTAATCCATAAATTCTGAATAACTGTGGATATATTACCGATCATAAAAGGGTTCTGATCAAGCTTAATCGAATACCGATCACTTCCAACTTGGTAAACCACATTGGTATCTTCATACTGAATTCCAGAAATAATTACTTGGTATCCAGTCAGAACAAACGATTTTCTGGAACCAGGATCGAACACCTGTTTAAATACACTCTGATTGACATATCCGGCATCAAAAACAGCCATGTTTCCTAACTGATTGTCAATTGTTCCCGCATCGATCTCAGACTTTCCCGCTGAATACTCGATGGCTTGACGCTGATCCGCGTACCAATAGAGTTCCAGAAGGCCCTGACGGTTCATACGGGCATTGCATCCGAGCATAGCAGCACAGTACGCAAGAGCCTGCCGGCACGAAAGATTTCCAGTTGGAGGTGCCGCAACAATATAGTCGCTGTTTACCAAAACGGGGAACGGTGCTACATCTATTCCAAGCTGGAATGCCATTTCGATGATTATATCTCTAGGTGTTGTCGGATACGTAATATTGATTCCGGAAAACGGAACCTCAAACTTTATAAGGTAATCCAGGCACTTAATTTCTATTGTCGATGTCGGAAGAGAGGCGGAAGTAATGATGAACTTGCCAAGCGGGATCTGAAAAACAGAATTGTCAGGCAAGGAACAGGCTACATAGAGATCGATGTTAGACCTTTTGAACTGCATGGCATCGTATTCGTCTCTGTCTGCCTTAATGGAGAAAGATGCATCGGAAATGTATACGGAACCAAGCTCGATAACATTTCCGGATACGGATGCCTCAGAGTACTGAAGCGATCCGGCGACAAAATCCGAATCGGCGAGGATAATCGGTCCCGAAGGGGAATGTATCGTTCCGCTTAAATGCCATTCTTTCTGTTGAAAGGGATCGGCTATCGATTCCAAATAGGAAGACGGACACGGATACATCTCTACTCACCATCCCTTTCAATGAAATTGACACTTAACGAGTCCCACCTGTTTTTAGCATTCATCTCGAGTGGCAGAGACCTATCGCCGCAGGTAAACCATTTTTCTATCCATGCGCCGGCCTCGGCATCAAGATACCAGAGCTTGATATAGGGGTTTTTGGAATTTAAAGGAGGACGAATCGCCTTCAAGATAGCGGATGCATCGGAAAAGGAGAGGTTGGTCCAGCTGCATACGAGCTTCCGAAAAGACTTCTGAATATCCTTGATGTTTTTATAGTCTTCAGACATTCCGGAGTCTTCTGATGAAACATCCATAAATTGCCATTCGTACGAGGTCGGATCACGAATATCGACATCATTGATTTTAAGTAAAACGCCCATAACTACTCCTAAATCTGAAAGATTGACTTTCCCGCCTGAAGCGTGGCAGCGTTTGCTTCTTCGAGTAGGATTTCTCTCAACAGTCTGTTTCCGATATAGATTTGAATGATCTGCTGCCCGTTGGTATTCCGGGAGAACATTGCTTGAAGCTTAAGTCCAAGGCGGTCCGCGAGCGTGTCCATCCACCCTGTATTGTTTTCCAAAGGAAGAACTGCTTCGGTACCGGCCTCGCCGATCTGTGCGATCGTGGCACCTGTGGTGATACCACCTTTGGCGAGCTTAGGGATCTCCGGAATCGCCAGACTGAATGTCTTTCCTCCGATAACCGGAACCCAAGAAGGTATGTCAAACTTGATCTTGTTGATACCACGAACAAATACATTCAGCCCGGATATAATTGTGTTAATTGAGTTTTTGAATCCATTAGAGAGCCCATCCCAAATATTGGACACGAAAGAACCGACTCCAGAAAAGATGCCCTGGATCTTGTCTTTGATTCCTGTAAAAAATGATATCAAGGCATTCCAACTATTTTTTGCATTGGTTGAAATCGTTGTCCAAATCCCAGAAACGAAGGATGAAACAGCATTAAAACTGCTTGTAAAAGTGTTTTTTATACCGTTTAAAGTGCCGACAAAAAAGTCGCGAATTGCCGTCCAGGCATTGACAACACCATCGCGAATTGTGGTAAAAATCCCGAGAAGAAAACTATAAACCGAGTTGAAAATCTCAACGGTCTTCGACTTGATCTCATCCCAGTTTTTTACGATTGCGTACACAAGCAATGCGATCGGACCGCCAAGAATCGCAAGGATAAGCGGACCCCATTGAACGAAGAAATCTTTGATTGAATTCCAGACATTGACCGCTGTAGTCTTTATTCCCTCCCACGCGCTGGTCAACCATGCGGATAATGTGGTTAATATTCCGGTCAGAAAATTATAAACCGAATTGAAAATCTCGACGGTTTTTGCCTTGATCGCATCCCAGTTTTTTACGATAGCGTATGCAAGCAATGCGATCGGACCGCCAAGAATCGCAAGGATAAGCGGACCCCACTGAACGAAGAAATCTTTAATTGAGTTCCAGACGTTTACCGCCGTCGTTTTTATACCCTCCCACGCGCTGGTCAACCACGCGGAAATTGAGGTAAGTATTCCGGTCAGAAAATTATAAACCGAGTTGAAAATCTCGACGGTTTTTGCCTTGATCGCATCCCAGTTTTTTACGATAGCGTATACAAGCAATGCGATCGGACCGCCTAGAATCGCAAGGATAAGCGGACCCCATTGAACGAAGAAATCTTTGATTGAATTCCAGACATTGACCGCTGTAGTCTTTATTCCCTCCCACACGCTGGTCAGCCATGCAGATACCGTATCCCAATTCTTGTATAGAAGCACACCGATTGCGATCAGTGCAGCGATCGCAAGGACGACAAGAAAGACCGGCGAAGTGAGAAAAGCAACCGCAGCACCAAAGGCGGTCGTAATACCCGTGGCAATGGCTGACACGACATTCCAGATGGTTACTGCAGCGGATAATATGCCCCAGGCCGCTGCAAAAGATCCTATAATAATAGCTAGGACCTCTACCGCTTGCTGATTGTTTTGAATCCACGTTGAAACAGCCGTGAGTCCGTCTGCAAGCCCTTTGAGAATAGATATGATTGTTCCGCCTGTCCACTGTGCTATTGGCTGTAGAAACGAATCCCAGAGCCACTGTCCTAATGGAGTTAAGGCATCGATCACTGAATTTAAAACCCCTATTCCAGCCGACAATCCATCAAGAAATGAAGGGATAAGATCAGATATAGTCCACTGCGAGAATGGCACGAGAACATTATCCCAGAGCCACTTAAGACCTTCGCCAACCTTTTCTCCTATAGGCGACAATGCGGTTTTTAAATTCTGCCACGACTGCTTAATGGGCTCAAAATTGAAGAGACCAACGAATTTAGCAATGGATGCTTCTGCAGAGTCGGTATCGATTGCCGGTGCTTCATATTCGGGCATCGCAATACTATCAAACACTGACGATCCGGTAGATGCTGAAGATCCTCCGGAGGTATCTGCTGCTGTTGATTTTGAAGAACCGAAGTCTGCTATGTTGAGTTCCTGAAAACCCATTAGAGCTTTCTTCTGTTTGGCTGAAGCAGCTGTTGCCTTATTAGCCGAAGTGGCAATATCATTATTGGCTGCCGCAATGCTATCCGCTTCGTCACTTGTTGTTGTGTTGAATTTTATGCCCAGGAAGTTTCCTATCGCCTTAGTCGCAGCGGTAGCTGCTCGTACGACAATGATAAGTCCATTGATTATTGGATTGATAACTGCGCTTAATAATAACCCTGCCGAAGCGCCGAAATCCGAGAAGGATCCGGATAAAACAGACATGGAAAAAGCCGCGTTGTTGGTGACAGTATCGCCATACTTCGAAGTGATTTGTTCCAATATTCCGAGCGTGCGGACCTGCTGCTGTTCGCTGTAATTAAGCTTATCCCAGGAGCGTCCATTGGCAATTGTCTTGAATGCATCTGTCATCTGGAGCGAGGCGACGCCAACGTTAATTCCTAAATCTTCGATTGATTCCGTATTGCCAAGAAGACCGCTGCGGATACGCTCCATGACATCGTCCATGGTCCGGCCTGTCTTGCTCGCTACCACAGCCGAGCCTTTAAGCATCGCTATTGTGACTTTCGCGTTCTCATTGTTGGATGCTGTTATTGATTTGAACAAGTTTCCATAAGTGGAGGCGTATTGATACGCTGCGGTTTCGGCTATGCCAAACTGCTTAGCTGTATTTGAAGCAAAATAAGATATATATTTCTGAGAAGCTCCAAACAGATCGTTTGTACGCTGAATATTCGATTCCATTGCGGCGTATGACTTGTATGCATCAACAAGGCTATGCAAACCAACAGATAGCCCCAAAAGGCTCAATCCTGTTTTAACAAGCGATGCTATACCACTTTTAAGAGATTCTACATTACCGCGGGTGCGGCGAAAGCCTTTATCCAGACCGGAAGTATCCGCTCCAAATTTAACTACTAAGTCAGCCAGTGCCATTCGCCACACCCCCAATAATCATCTTTTTTGTGCCGCTTCGGCACGTTGTAGTTTATCCTCGAATTCTTTTTTTGATACCTTCGGCCCTTGCTTGCGAACGAGGAGTTCTGTATAGTTTTCAAGTTTCTTGAGTTTCCCGGCGTATGCCGCTCCTGTGAAATTGGCTGTTAGCCATGCTCTGTTAATTGCCCTTTTTTCTGTCTTTTCGCATGACAAATTGTAGGATTTCATACAGGCATTAAACTCCCAGAGCTCCATATCATAGAGCTCTGGTGGGTGGATACCGATTGTAAAGGCATCCGTTAGCAAATCTGCCCAGTTTATCCAGGGAGATTCTCGGGATTCAGACTCTCCGTTGTTGCAATCGGTTTTTCGATCTTCACAACCGGAAGTCCCAAGATCTCCCTGAACTGGTTTTTTACGTCTTCCGGTACCGGGTACTTCTCCAGCTTTCTCGCTATGGCGTCATCATCTCCAGAGAAGAGGATCCGCAAGACGAATTCCTGTACTGTGGACATAATGTCCGTATAGTCAAGATTGTCGTCGAGGGCCGCGAAGAAGTCCGGATCAGTTACTCCGGGAGCGTGAGCAGAAATATAGAGAATATCCATCAACTCACTAATGTGTGCTGTCTCGATATTCTCGAAGATTTTTGTGATAGGCAATTTGAACTTGCCTTCGATTCGTTTTGCTGTTCCGAGCTTAGTGTTCAGCTCATATTGCTTTTCTCCTGCCTTAATAAACATTATGATGACCCTCCTTCATTATGCGGGAATAGTAAGTACGACACCGTCCGTACCCGTCAGGCTTATATCGATGGTTGCATTGCCTTCGACATCCTGAGAAATCTTGATAGACTCGATAAGAGCAGTACCCTTAAAGAAGGTAGTTTCCGTCAGCAGGAAAGTCGCAAATACTTTCTGTCCAGCGTTCCACGCGTCCAGAAGAGTCTTCTGCCCGGAGGCCGTCTCAAAGTCGGCAGCACCGGAAGCGCTTGCTGACCAGTCCTTTATACCCGGAAGCTTTTCCTTGTACTCCTTGCCGAACGAGCTGATCTCTTTGATGTCTGTACTCATGTCGACGTCCCATGTGGACATATGCAGAACGTCTGTTGCCGCAAGTTCTGTGGCACCGGCTTTAATTCCGCCTGTAATTCCGTTGTAAAGCATATCAATTCCTCCTAATGATAAAATTCGCGGTGAACTCTCGCCGCGGCGGTGTAGCGCTGTCAAAGCCTATGTCAAGCACCGGGCTTATCTGCTGTACACATATGTTTTGGTCGTGATATCGGTCAAGGATTTTGGAAACTCGTTCGCAGATAGTATTGGCTTCGACATATGTTAGTGCTCGGACACGAACCTGAAGCTTTGGGTTAATTACCGTAATGCAAAAGTAGTGTTTAACCTCTCCTTCGTATAAGAAGAGGGATATGAGTTGATCCGGCTTTGCAGGAAGCGTTCCAGTGAAGATATTGGATTCTCCTTTGCTCTCGAGTAAGTCAGCAATCAGATCCAGAAGATCATTCATTTTTTTAACACCAACTTCCCGACAAGCTTAATCCTTTGAATATAACGGCCCTTTCGCTCTTCCCAAGGCCGCTCCAGATACTTCGCCTCGCCTCCTGCCACCATGTTTACCGTGGATCCGTCCGGTCGAACGTATCCATCCGTTCTGTCATGCCTGTAGTCCAGCTCCTCGTGTTGTCTGAGTGCATACGGTAGCGAGTATCCTACTTTCCCATACGCCTTCAGATTTCCAGATGGAAGGCCTTTTGATGCTTGCTTCTCATACACGGTTCTACCATTCAATTCCGCATGACAATCGTTCCTTAGATCTGCTGACTCAATCGGCGCTCTTCTGGCAGATTCTCCGGCCAAATCAAGCAAACACTCATGGACTGCTTTAACCGTCTCTACAGGGTTCTTCTTTTGTGATTGTTTTATGGTTTTGTTCAGTTTTTTGTCATCGAGAGTAACGCGAAATTTCTTCATCAGATCACCGCCTTGTATCCTTCTTCTTCGCCGAACACACTTTGTAACTTGCTGACCTCAAGTACATCCAGATCATTTAAGAGATCTCCTTCGGTGATCTCCGCATTTGTATACACAACCGCGCTTGTAACGGCTGTTTCGCCGTTCGTCTTTTTGATCACCTTTACGGATGCATCGATGCGGCACGAGATCAGTACAGGAGCGGCATACACTTTCTCACCTCTCCTGGAAGGAGTGCCAGAAACCCTGCGCAATGCAGCATAGTTAGGAAGATAAAGCTCATCCATCAAGAATCACTCCTCACAAGATTTGGCGGCCTCCGGAAAGGTATCGATTCAAGAGCCGGTAAACATTCGGGTACTGGTAGATTTCGTTCATTGGCGAGTTCGGAGCGCCGCTTGAATCTGCGAAAGACTCGCTTGCGCCTCCGATCGAGAACGAGGTGACGCCGGACTGCTGCAAGCTCTTACGTTTCTTCTTAGCCGTTTCAGCTGAATCATCACCGAGGCAGATCGCCAGCTCAACTTGTGCCGCGCGGACGTCTGCAGGTATCTCAAGTGATTGAGCATATTGGTACGGCAGCCGGGGAAACGCGAGAGTCTGCGTGGTCGATACCTTTCTTCCGCCGAATGGAAGCATTTCGATTTTTGCGCATGCCTGACGAAGAAGGATTTCCTTGTCTTCAGTGGTAAGAGCGTTCCATCTCTTTTTTTCTGCTGACGTCGACCGATACTGTGTAGAAACATACAAATCAGCAAGTTCGACATCCAGATATGATTCCACTCCAACAGTAAGCATTTTGTTACCTCCACCGGATCAAGGGCCCTTATTCAGAGCCCTCGATCCGCTTCTGTATAGGTAGTGGCTGAGACTAGGCCTTAACCTTAATCACAGCACACTTGGCGTTCGATACGCGGAATCCCGTATTGATTTCGTTCTGGGCATACGAACCGACAAAGTCGGTTGCATCGACGATACGCTGCGCAATGAGATTGTCGACAACATGGAATGCGCGGTGATCGTAGATCATCAGTTCAACCTTTGTGAGATCGACAGTCTGCAAGGTTCCGGTCGAATCGTAGTACTTAGCAGCCGCTCTATCGAGCAGATCGCCCTCGTACCATGTCATTCCGATCCACTTTCCGATTCGACCTGTCGTCAATGTATTCTCGTTGGCAACGGGCGTATAGGAGCTGCCTGCAGCTTCCAGCATCGCCGCAAACACATCGACAGACGCGATAGCCGTATCAGCCTTGGCATGCGATTTTCTGACTTCTTTCCGAATTGCCACAACCTTCGTCTTAACATTCGCTGCGGTGATAGCAGCCGTGTCAGCTGATGTGGTGCCTTCCTTTGCGAGGCACGCAAGGCCGGCATACTGTCGGTCTTCAGCGTTGTCCATAATCGCAACCTGAAGCGTCTCTTCTCCCAGCTTGTAGGGAACCGCATTGGCCGTCACCTGAAAAATCTTTTTCGATTTTCTGAATGCGTTGTTCAGGCGAAGATCGATAAGCTCGTTTGACTGCTCACCATGTGTAAATTCACCTGCAGGAGTCTTGGGATCCTCAGCTGCATCGCGGATGATACGATAGATCTTGACCAGGCCGGAGGCGGCGTCTCCAGAATATACATCGTTACACGAGATACCGGGCTGGAGAATGGCGTCGCCGTAGAGGTTGGGTTCAACGATCTTGGAATACTTCTCGTCAACAAAAACGGAATTGTACTGCATGAATATGCCTCCTTATTTCTTGAAGTACGGGTTCTTACCGTACTTACTGTCCAGATAAACATCATCTGCAGACTTCGCCGGCGGCAAGCTCGGGTTGGCCGCGCTTCCAGGAACCGTTACGGCAGGAAGGGGGAAATCTGCAAGGGCTGCTGTGATACTGTCCGCGATGGATTTTCCTTCCGTCTGGTGCGTCATAGCAAGGCGGACATACTTGTCAATTGCTTCCGGGGGAATGGCCTGTTTCATGGCAATGTTCTCGGTCTGGAGGCGGATCAGCTCCGCACTCTCGGGAGCGGAGGCCTTGGCCGCTTCGGGATCCTTCTTCTCCTGCGAGTCCTTCCAGGCTTTATATTCCTGATACTCCTCCGGGGTGATCTTTGGGGCCGATTCGTTCAGAGCCGGCGCGGGATCAGCAGCGGGAACAGGAGCAATGGCGGGAAGAGTTGCGGCGGGAGTGGGGCTAGGATCAGATGTCGAGGAAGGAATAACAGGGGTAGGGTCTGTAGTCTTGACAGGGTCTTTCTGTTCGTCAGGCATTTTTCATGTCCTCACTTTCTTTATGTTTCAGCGTCACCGTAGTTCCTTAGATGTACTTTTTCATAGGGAAATAGGCCCTCCTTTCTGAATTTGGGCAAAATTAAAAGAGCCCGTAGGCTCTCTTAACAATAATGTGTTACTTATATGGAGTTAATTCAAAGATAAAATGCTGTCGTAAACGCGCTGTGCTTCCCGGCCAAAGGGATTAAGCGCATAGTTGGAATCAAAACCTTTAAAAGTGATCAGTTCGTCAATTTTCGCCAAAACAGAATTTACATCCATTCTGGATATATATTCATGACCCAGTTCTTTATTGATGAACTCAGCATCAGATTTACTTAGATTCATTTTTGCTATTCCCCCTTTCGTCTTTTGGGATTTGTCTGTATCAGTTCTCCGAGGTCATTGAGTGTAACAACACAGACTTCGCTTTCGTACTTTTTGCTCGATCGGCCTTTATCATCTGTCCGGTGAAGAGGTGTCATAATTGAATTCAATAACGCATCCTTGGCATCTTCAATCGATACACCTTTTCTTAATCCGGGAATGCCTGGATCACCTGCATGGTGTTGACCTATAATCCTGTCGATGAAATGAGTCTTATAATCTGTAATCTTCATTCCATCTGAAGTAACAAGCCCGATAAGTTCCTTTTCAACCTCCGAGGCTACTTGCTCATAGGTTTCGAAATTAATAAGAGGCAATATGTCTCCGAGATCAACAGCTCTACTGTATCCACTGAACAGCTTATATGTATGATCTCCTGTATTATACTTGAATTTTTGAAAGCTTGCAAAATCTGTAAAATAACCGCGCTCTTGTGCGGAACGGGAAGTAAGAAACTCCTCAACATCCTTTCTTGTATCAATCCCTTTGATCACTTCGAAGTCTCCGAGTTTTAAATCCGGATGCTCAACAGATATTGCATCTTTAATTGGTTTTACAGCATACTTTCTCTGTAGCTGCTTCCATTGTTCAGGATCATTTTTTACTTTCACAAACTCCTTATGAGTTTGCGGGGCTTCCGATCCTAACCTTGATTTGTATCTTTCATATGCACCTAACGTCTCTCGATACTCTCGAGATTTGGCTTGCTGGCTGTTATAAAGATCGATTTCTTTCTTGTCGCGTGAATCCTCAAATGGTCGGGATGAGAAAGCAGATGCTTCTTTGATCTCTTCCGGACTCTGTAACGACTCGATCCAGGGCGTAACTATGTGTCTACAGTTTGGATGCACTGTCTTATATCCATTGGTAAACGCTTTCGACAGCGGAGGGAATCGCTTGTCTTTACCAGAGATCGAGTAAACCCGTCCCTGCAAGGTAGCGCAAAGGCTGCATGTCGGATAATGTTCTGTCATCTTAACCAGGTCGTGTCCGGTTTCGATCAGTCCGTTCACCCTTGCGAGATTGCCGACTTCCTTAGTAGTAGTCCTTGCGACCATGTTTACGTAACTGTCTAATCCGACCTGATAGGCATTTGGACCTGATCCGTATTGCACGGAAAGAAAACCTTGCCCAGACAGGGAACTTTTCAGGCTTTCTTTCATCGCTTCAAGTGTCTGGCCGCTTCCAAACTTAACGCCTGTTGCTTTTAATCCTTCCGTTCTTAAGGCTTCGTCTTTGGCTATGTTGATATAGCGCTGCGCTCGTCGACCAGCCTGTTCAAGGCCGGAAGAGATTTGATACTGCATTTCCCGAGCCGCCGTCTCAATGGCCTCTGTGTGGATTGTTGCAAACAGATTTGGCTTTTCCATCCTCAAAGCATTAGCGTACTCGGAATATAGTTCCTTCAAAGCTTTTCTATAGGCTTTAGGAATTTCAGCCTTAATGTACTCGGATGATGCTTTTTTAAGCTTCTTAATCTGCTTCTGCAAAGATCTTAACAGGGTATTGGCAAACACTTTGGTCCCGATCCCTTTGCCGTTAAGTACCTCATTAAGGAGTTCATCACGAGACAGCACATAAATTTCCAACAGGTTGTCTATGGCTGCTCTCATGATTTCCCTCCAATCTTAAGGGGTCGTTTCCATATCTGCATTTTGATCGACAGTTCCAAGCACATAAGGCGAGCTCGTAGCATCTTCTGTCTGCATTTGCTTAAGCTCTGCTTCAACCTCAGTATCGGTTTTTCCCATGGATTTAATCGCTGCGTACTGGGACATGATCGCCTTCCCTCCGGTGGCTGCTACAAGTCGGTTCGTTTCTTCCACTTCGTCGACCGGAAGGCCATCGTTCCAGGTAATGGATAGATCCTTGTATTTCACATCGATATGGTTCAACTTGGCGAGATCTGCGAGCAGTATCTTAAAGGCACCTTTGTTTAGGTTCACAATGCGCTTGGCCTTGATCCGTGGCGATACCATCCTAAGTTTGAGTGCGGTACCCGATTCAGCAGATCCTTGCCCTCCGCCATCTATGAAGGCCTGTCCCATCTCGGAAAGGATGTAGAGCTGCGAGATGATAAAGTCGATCTCCTTATATGCTGCGTCGAGATTTCCATCCCAAGTTAAGTATTTAGGATCTTTGTTCTCCCCGGGAGCCTGAACAAAGTAGTTTCCGAGAGGTACGAAATATTCCCCGGTCCTAGGATCTTGTGCGAGTGCGGATTCGGGTCCGACCATAGAAGGCTCTGCGTGTTTATCCAGTACAAGGTCGACACAATGTAGCCTCCACATCAGATGCTTTATAAGGCTGTTGATAATAACATAGTCATCTATCCCGAATAGGGATGAAGAATGGGTGATATTGGTCAGAATGAGAACCGTAGAGATATCCGGATCAACACTAGAAACTTCCGACTTGATCAAATCGCCAATCTCGTGTTTTTCTTTGTCAAGCTCGTACCAACGCTGATCTACAGATCCGCGGGAATGAATTTCTACATATAGCTGAGTTTCGTTCCCGATCGGCCATCCGAATACATTAAAGCAAATTTCCTTTGTGTTTTTTTCTGAAACTACAGGGAACCAGACCTTAGGTGTTGCGGTTGAAATGGATGTTCCGACATGTTTAAAAATTCCGTTTCCGTATCTGCTCACATCGATGAACGCCTCATATGTTTTGGGTGCCAGCATAAGACGGTCGGTTAGTTCTACAAGAATATCCGTATCGCCCTCGCTCTCAATCGTTGGAAAGTCGCCACAGACAAAATCCGCGGTCTTCTTGGTTATGAGCTGATGGTAATTCAAAACGAGATCGACCTTCATCTTGCACTTTCGGAACTGTGCTTCAACCTTCTTCCATTCTTCCGCCCATACTTCCGCATGCTCTGTCAGAAAGAGCCGCTCGTTTTCTTCATACCGACGGATCCGAGGCAATTCGCTTTCGGGCGGCCATTTTTTGCCTTTATCCAGGAACGATAAATCGAAAAGCATCAGATCACCTCACATGTTCTTTACCATTACGAAGCGGCCACCTCTTCGGGTGGTCGCAAGACTCTTTGCCATTTCGAGACCATCAGGTCCGTCATCATGATCTCCCATAGGGAACTCTTTCAACTGCTGAATAAGCTTCTTTTGGCCTCGCTCAAACTTGATATATTTGTTCTTAATATCAGGCTGCAGCGTCTGGATCCGAAGCAACTTGTTCCCAGTCGAGTTGATTTCGACAAGGGGAAGGTATATTCCGCGAGCCGCCGACGCTTTGCCCAGCTGCTCTTTTAAGAACCACTGGAACTGAACAGTTTCACAGCCAAAGGCCTTGTATTTCTTGCCGTATGTCTTTAAGATCCATTCTGCCTTCTTTAGGCAGTCGTCAATGATCTGATCCGGATGCCTTCTTTCGATGTCGGCATCGGCGACGTACATGTACCCGGTCTTCGTACTCTTAGCGATCGTTATGATCGCGCTAAAGTCCGACTTCTTTGATTTGCCCAGGGACGGATCAACAGCACCCCAGAAGGTGAAGTCTGCGTCCTTGAAATCCACTTCGAACGGATTGTAGTAATCGATCCAATCCTCGTTAAAGAGGCATGTTTCCGGATCGATAGGCTCGTTCTGGAGTTCGGAATTGAAAGCGGCCACACCGTCTTCGATCCTCGACTTCATCAGACTGTAATAGCTGTTCTTCTCCGGCCAGAGAACCTGTGTTCCTTCGAGCATGGTTTCTTTGTGTTCAAGAAAGAACTTCTCAGCCGTCGCTTCATGATCGGCATTATCTAAGTCCGTATACAGTACTTCCCAGTCATCCCAAAGAGAAGACTCAGAGAACTGGATAACAGCCTTGTACATTTTGCCTTTATAACCAGGGTTCTGAAGGACCTTAGCCAGGAGCGCGTCGTAATGAAGTAAGGTTCCGATATAGACGATATCCGTATACGAGTCGCCGGCTTTGGAGACCGCCTTTGTGAACCAGTTATAGAGCTTCTTACGCTGCTCCTGTGTTCGAACCATTTCGTCATTCTCAATATCATCAAGTACGATCAGATCCGGACGCCAATTCTTGTGCTTACGTCCTCGGATCTTCTGTCCGGCACCCATAGCCTCGACCTTGATCTTGGTCTTAGTGATAAGCACATCTTCGCGCCAGACGCCTCCGGCGAGCCGGCCAAAGTCTTCATGGATCGTCTCGTTCGTATCAAGCTCTTCTGCAATCGATGACAAGAAGCCTACTGCCTGATCACGGCTGTCAGAGAGAAGAATGATGTAGTGTTTATATTCGTATAAAACAGCGTGTAAAGAGTCTTTAAATGTGAAGTTAGTGGATTTGGCGTGGCCTCTGGGAGCAGCTGTTACGCAGCGTGATCCATCCATCAGGCTGATCCTCTTTGCTTCGACAACCGGATTCAATTTGTGAAGGACGTTGTCCTGCCAGATTCCATCGAGCTCGACGTGAAATGGAGGAGAAGGCCGGGAGAAGTAATGTGACAGATACGCTCGTGCGAAATATCCAAGATCGATCGCCGCCAGCCTCTTTCTGAGTCCGGAGGGTCCTGTAAGTTCCGCGCCGCCCTGATAGTCTCTCCAAAGAGATTGTCTATCAGGATCCAAATCCGGCTTTACGTATTCCTCAAACAGCTTATGAATGTATTCCTTGTCGTGACTTTGCTCTTCGGCCAGTTTTTGTTCGGCAGCAGTCAGGTTCTCAGAAAGCAATTTGATGCTTTGCTTTTTCATTTTGCTTCCCCTTTCGCTTGATGCCCTTACAACGCCCAAATTCGTCAAATCTAAGCAAGTAGCCCCGTTTGTTCTCCTAGCAATGGCACATGTCAATTTAACGGAGTTAAACGGGAGTTAAACGGTACTAGTCGTTTGGCATAGCTTCGCCATCTGCATTTGATGTGCAGTGGATCGTTTTTCGAAGCTTTCCGGATGAATTCTGGAGCGAATCAACAGATTTAATCAGGTAAGTGATGTGACCAATTCAGCAGAAAGACTTATCTCATGCATGATTCCCAGCGTCGTGATTTTAACTTTGACTCGATGCCTCCGGGAGTCGATCTTAACGATCTGTCCTTCCCGGCCATAGAGAGGTCCGCCCAGGACGCGTATCTGTTCTCCGACTTCGACTTTACTTTCCTCGATAGGCCGGTCGCATCCATCGTTGGATAACCACCTTACCCATGCTTCCTCTTCCTCCGGGAGCGGTACCGGATATCCGGTACCGAGAAATCGAATAATTCCGTGGATTCTCTTGATCTCCGAATACTGCCAGGTGAGGATACTGCTCGGGAGAATAAGGAATACATATCCGGGGAGCAAATATCGAGTCTCCTGCTTCCAGGAACCGCCTCTCCGGATTGTCGTGTTCTCCCGGAGGACAATCGCGTTATATCTGGATCGCTGGAGATCTCGAACTACCTCGTTTTCGCTCCCGGACATCGTATGTAATACGTAGATCACTGTTTGACCTCCTGACTCTTGGCTGCCAAGAATCCGGAGACATCGCGGTAGAGATCCGGACGTTCTTTCGACATTGCTTCGAAAACCATCGTTTTGACCTGTTCGTAACCAGCGTCCAGAATATCTTTGTTCTTAAGGTCCGTATTGGTCTTATAAGAAGCAGCGCGGATCAGCGCGGATCCTTGCTTAATTAGTGTTGCCGGATCCACTTCATTCCATTGGTCCTGTGAAGTGTTCTGGATCGTCTCCAAGAGGTGATGAGACAGCAGCCGGATGATTCCTTCGGAAGTGTCAAGCATGGGATACTTGTTTATTTCGTCCATGATGACCCGGAAGTTCTCCTGCGCCATGCGGATCTGCTGTACGGAAGCATTGAGGGTCTGCGCATAGCGGAACACAGAACCGATAGAGATATCATGCCCGGACTGCTTGATATAGTCGCAGATCTCCGAATAGGTGAAATCCGACTGCATCATCTGTTCAACAGCCTGCCGAAGTGTATCGGGCAATTTATCAATCTTACTGTGTTTACGCCGTGCCATCCTGATCCTCCTTAAGACTTGATTAAACTGTCGTCAATCCCGCCCGCAAGGAGCTTGATTCCTTTTCCTGTGAGTTTTCCTTCAAGATCCTTGTAATCCGTATCGGCCAGGCCTGTTACAGCCGGATCTTTGGTTACACAGTTCCGGAGGTGGATATATCCTTCTTCATGGAGGTAGTTCACCGAATCGAGAAATTCCGACTCGCTGATTTCTTCCAGCGCGTACTTGATACTTTTCAGCTTGTTGTAGCCCGTACGCAGAATATTGATCGTCCGCAGCACCCGGCCATTATTGTCGACAAAGTTTCCTGCCCGAATTCTCGCCTTCAGATCGTCAGTGTTCATCCCCGGCGCCCTCCTTGATTTCTACATTTGATTTATTTTTTGCCGTACTCGGCCATTTTTCGGTGTTTAATATCATCGAGCAATTCCGTTCCCGGATCCCTTGAATTCCAATAAGATATCCATGATTCGATCAAGCTTTTTATCGGTCTTTGCCTGCTCACGAAAGAAGTCCTCTTTGGTGATATAGTCCTGCTTGATCGTGGTGATATCGGCTCTAAGTGCAAGAATGTCCTTCTGGCACTGTTCGCAGTCTTTTGCATCAGCCTTATTATCTATCTGGGTGAAACTTCGCCGAAGGAAGAAGGCAATTACGCCGATCGCTACCGTTACACATATGTTTGCTATGCTATTCAGGATTGAATCAGCGGTTATCATGAATACCTCCAGATAAAAATAAGGCTTGAGCTATTAGCTCAAACCTTATCAATAATCTGCGTATCGCGTAAAACAAAGGGCTTTAGAAAATTAGTTTTCGATCTGATCCATAGAAAGCTGGCCGGGCCATGTACCCGACTCTTCACCATGAATTATCTTCCGGATCCACACGGTGGTCAATCCCCATTTTACCGCGATGTCACGATAACTCAACCCCCGTTCGTAATCGTCCTTGATCATCCGATCCCTGCAGCATGCCAAAAGAGTGGACTGTGTCGGGATATAGATAACAGTCCCGGCGTAGTTGGCCACAACCGATCTGTAGGCGTCAATCCCGATGATGGCTGCAAGCTGCGCCTGATCTCCGTTCAGGTCCTCTATCATCAGTTCACTTAGCAGTTCGTCTTTCATAGTGCTCTCCTTTCGCCTTCTCGGCGGATCGTACATATCTCTTAAGCTGCTCGATCAGCTTAGTGGCCTGTTCGTTTGTAACCCATACGAAAGGGGTTTCGACGGATGCGTCAACTCCAAGGATCTTCCGGATCGCGCCGCACAATCTATCACCAACGGCGACACCAGGACGCGGATCCAGTTCCTGAAGCCTGTAAATCAACCTCCATGCAAGCCCTTTCTGCACGGATGAGATGCGTCCTGGAACCGTCTCTGGTGTCTTGCGCCGGGAGGGAGCAGGCGGAATATGGTTCCCTTTCATCAATTGCTGCAGCCTCTGAAGCACATCGTGCGCTTCTGTAGAACTAAGTTCAGAAACGGAACTCTTTCCGGTCGTCCCGGATACAAGCAGATGCAGATCGTCGTCGTGATCCCCTGTCCTTACCATTCCCAGAACAGAGCCTAAAGCGTAAATAGCCCGGATGTCTGCTTTGCTAATTGATGTAGTTCCCATATTCCACCTCACGCCTGATCTTCAGTGTTGACGATCTGTATCTTCGGTATCTCTTCGACCGCGATGACAGTATCGATCAGCTCCAGTATTTCCTGCTGCTTATCCGGATCCGTGATGCCGTTCGCCTTCATGATCTTCTGGAAGTCTCTCCAGACAATCGCTTCGCTGACGAAAAACGCGTAAGTCTCCGCTGTTTCATCGTCGCGTCCGGTTATGGCCGTGATTGATTTCGCATCGGTCTTGGGGTTTGCGCCCTTCAGCTTTTTCTTAAGCAGCGACCGCTTATCAGGATCCGGTGTAATTTGTGCGATAACTGCGTCGACATCGTCACGGATGAAGTCATGCATATAGATGCTTCCCAGGATGCGTTTACCAACCGAAGTCAGCTGTGTCGTAGTCTTGGAAGAGGTCAGGTCAGGGAAAGCTTTCCCGAGAATATCCGGGAGCATAGATTCAAGAACGATCTTGACATTCTGGGACAGAGTAGCTACGGCATAGTAACCGTTGCTTCCGGCATACCGGATCGTGCGAACCTTTGAAGCAGCCAGATCCTTTTCGGCTCTCTTCAGAAGCTCGGCCTGGATCGTATCGCGGCGAACGGTAAGCTCGTTGATCTCCTTCTCCAGCTGCGCAAGCTCGTCGACCGGGTTCACCGGAGGCTTTGAAACAATAATAGGTTCACGGATACAAACCGGTTCACGGATAATGGCTCCCATCGGGATTATGGCTTCTTTATCGTTAATGTACGAGGGATTGTTCATCTGCATGTACCTCCTTAGCGGTAATGATTGCCGATCCGTTCTCAATCCGGATTTCTACGGCACTTGAGGGGAAGAGTCCGGCAGCGACTCTGAGATCCTTCGGGATTGTAAGGCCGCCACGTTTGTTTAACTTTTTCGTTTTCATAATTTCCTCCTAACACCAATGCGAGTAGGGTTAAATGGTTCTTTTGTGTCTACCGGAAAATCCGTTAAATGCTCTACCATTGAGACGGCTACGGCGGCCAGCTGGATCAGTTCGGAGAGAAGTAAATCGAGATCGTTATTACGCCGAAAGTGCAATTCATTGATTTCTTTAGTGACCTCTCCGGCTTCCTCTCCCAAAATGATCCCCCATTCTGGCAATGTATTGTGCTGAGGATAACCCCATTTTTCGTTCTGTCTTTTACGCTCATCTGCGACCAGCTCAAGTATTGTTTCGGTTCTCATTGAGGCTTCTCCTTTCCTGCGTTGATCTCTTGATAATTCCTTCGACAAGGTTCTCGAGCTCGAGAACACCGGAGTCCGGAGCCATTTCTCCGTTTTTGTCATACCGTTGATAAATGTCTCTAGTCCCATCCTTGAAGCGTACTTCGATCTCCATAAACTCGATGTGTATTCCGGAGTTCTCAAGGTAAGAGAACATTTTCTCAACGCCCTTCTTGAGCTTCGTTCGAATGATCTTTTCGTATCCGTTCATGATTTCTCCTTTCTTTGCTGCTACGCTGCCGGAGGCGGATCCGGAGGCGGCTTGAGTGAAATTAATGGACGCTCTATGTGCTCTAGAAGAGCCGGTGATACGGTACTGGGTCTCATTCTGTCTAACTGAGACTGAATCTTTACAGGGATTGTTACTCTGTTTAGCTTTCTTTCTGATTCAGCGTCCCAGGCTCTTCGAAACTGTGATTGGTATGTGCTGATCTGATCCAGCGGCATCATACAGAAGTAATCCCATCCGAAGCGGCTTACAAGGTCCCAGATCTCTTTTCCTAGCCAGACTGCAGCTTCATCTTTCCGGTAGGATCCAAACTTTCTTACTGCTTCACGTACAATGCCATACGCCTGATCGCCGGGAATGATATTCGTCTTGGCGTCTGCCATTCTTCCTCGGATTTCTCCGGGTGTAGGTGGATACTTCCGGTTCTCACAAAGCATTGCCATTACGACCACTTGTGTTTCTTCGTATGTCAGATCTTCCAATATTGCCGTCCAGGCATTAATCAACTCGGAGGTAATTGGCGGCATAAGCGAGGTAGGGAAGCAGGAAGCAATAGCGGCAAATATGAGCTTTGTTTCGTCTCTGTTCATAGATCCTTGACCTTATCCCAAATACTGTTGCTCTCAGCTGCTTTCAGCGGGCACGGAGGAACATCATCGAACATTCGATTGTTCAGAAAAGTCGCCGGATACGGTATATAGGTGATGTCTTTCCAGGCGGGGTTCTTCTTCCAGAGATCTACGGACTCCGTTATGGCCGCCGCAAGCTGCTCTGAAGGATTGATCTTTGCCCAGGCACGCTGCGCAGCCGGCTTCTGGATCTTCTTTGGGTACTCATCCCAAAATGCAGTAAAGAGCAGAAGCTTTTCAGCCTCTGCTCCGGTATGCTCCGAAGGATTAAATTCCATCCCGCAATGCGGGCAAGTGACTCGTTTCATTTCTTCCTCCCGAGAATAAATAATGCGACTACGGTGCAGCATATGATCAAGGTTATCCAAATCGGTGTGTCCATAAGCCTTGCTCCTTTCAGATCAGCATCATGTCCATGTGCTTTGCCATCGCTATAAGCCCCTCATAAGATGTGTTGTCATTGTCGAGGGCATTGTTATAGAGATTCACAGCGCCGCGGATGGCCTGAGAGGATCTTGCGATGTTCAGAAGGAGATCGATCGCGATATCTTCGATGATCCCCGGGAAAAGAAGAGTGATATCCTCTCTTTTGGTCTGATTTGTTCCCAGGACTCGACGGGCTTTGGTACGGTTGACGATCTGTGCGAATTCAGCCTTCTGCTTCCCGCCGAAGTAATCGACCGTCTCACGGTTCCCGACAAACGCGATTCCTAATGTCATTCCGCGCTCTGAAAAATAGTCGGAGAAGGCTCTAAGGGCCTCGATCGTCTTAACAGGGAGGTGCTGCGCTTCGTCGATGATGATTACCATGCCGTCTCTGAGCTTCTGGCAGATGCCAAGCCACATCTCATCGATGGTGCGTTCATTTACATTCAGCTTTGAGCATAGGATCTTAAGCAGTGATTTAATGGTCTTTAAACACGGGTTAAGAGAGATGTAAATGGCGTCGTTCGGATGTTCGTTCATGAAGTGCTTGGCTGCCTTCGTCTTACCGATTCCGGCATCGCCACATGCGATCGCAAGACCGCCCTGCAGCTGACAATTTTCGATGACCTTGTAGATATCAGAGGAGATCGATGTAGGGACATAGCTTCTGATCGGATCGAACGAAGGAAGAAGAGCAGCTGTATCCTTTACCCGAAAATAGCTCACGAGCTTTTCCAGCTGTCTATCCGAGTCTCCCGGATAAGCGCCTTTCTTGAGCTGGCTGATAATGGCAGCACTAATGCCGACCTGCAGACAAGCTTTGTTCTGGCTCCCAAGAGCCGTTGCCAAATCCTCGAATTTCTGAAGAGCCAATACCTGTTCGTCTTTGTACATGTGATACCTCCTTATTTTTTACCGGATAATCCCGGTTGATACCCTTGCAAATCCTTACCGGTTCTGGCTGCAGCGTTCCGGTTCATCCGCTCGTACGATATATCGATCGTCTTAACGTCGCCGGCTACCATTGCGTAAGGTGTCATATCCTCTCCAGAACTGATCGGAACGATCTTCTTCGGGGAGGTAATGACCATACCTTCACGCGCAGCGTGTGACTGTCTCAGCTGGAGATCTAAAATATCGATGTGCGTCGCTTGCGGTACCGCCTCTTTGACGGCCTTAAGATGACGCCTTATATCCTTGCCTACACCGCGGATCCGCTGCATTCCGATACTGACTTCTTCAACGTCTGCAGCGAATCTGAGGCGGGTTTCCTTAGCCATCGGCCAGGATGCAATAAACCGATCCGTCTCGGCGTCATAGACTCGGATCGAGTCAAGACACTGCGGATCAAATCGCACATAAACAAGCTGGCCTTGCAGCTTCCACGAATCGTCTGTCCAATAGAAAAGCTTCTCGCCGGCGATGTTGAGGTAAACACCGTTCCGGCTAATCTTCTGCGGTTTGGAAGTCCGGAGGAGCATAAGATTAAGATCTTCTTCCGGCGCTAGGCGCTGTTCCTGAATGTATTCGTTCCAGACAGCGAGCCGGGTCTTCTTGCGGTCCTTCTGGATCGCTCCGCCGTAAAGTCCTGCGTTATAAACGCCATCGATCAAGTCGTCCAGCATGGTTCTAAGCTGCGCATCGAGCGGGATGCGGCCTTTCTTGAGGACATCCTTAAGGATCTCCGGACGCTCCTGGGTGTTGCCTCCAGTAAAGGTCTCAAACAGCTGAGAGATCTGTCCTTTAAAGGCTAAGAAGGTACGCTCAATAGGCTTTGCTTTCGCGTTTCTGACGATAGCATTAGTCATTTCGATGCCGAGCCTTGCAAATATCGTAGGTGGCTCGATTTGATTCTCAGAGCTCTTCTTAGTGCGGTGTCCGCGCCCGGCAAGGTCGTGTGTCAAGAACTCTGAACCGTTATCCAGGTAAATGTGTTTCGGGATACCGAAGCGCATGATCGCGTGACGCAGCGCGTAGATCGTCGATTGGGAAGACGGGTTCTCCGTGACATACCAGCCGGTCATTACGCCACTCCTGGCGTCGATGAAGGCCGTCAAGTACAGACGGTGCGTTGTCTCGCCGCCATCGTCGACCTTTGAAATGATATCCAACGTGTGATTGTCTCCGATCCAGTAGTCATTCGGCTGAAGATCGTCGTACAGCCTCTGGATATATGGCATATGAAGGTCTGAGCATGCCTTAAGGCCATACCGGCCAAGCGTAATTAACGCTATAGGCTGCTGTTTGATACGGCGGCGGAAGGCGCACTCAGAAGGAATGCTGGAAGCGAGCTCCGGATGAAATGTACGGCACCAGGCCTGTACCGCTGTGTACACCTGTGTGACACTCAGCCGGCGCTGATCGAGGTAAGTCGCAAAGAACCAATCCCAGGCTTCTTCCGGGATCGCGCTGACGCCTTTGTTGTGGCCTCCGCGATGATCGACTACAGCGTACGGATTACCGGCTTCCAGAAGCTTCTTCTTCCGGTATAAAATCGCTCTTGATATCTGATATTCGGGGCTTCTTAAACTGTCGATAAAAGCCTGATCGGCTTCGTCTTTGGATCCAGTGTAAGCGAGCCTAAAGCTCTCCCAATTCTTGATTGTTTTTTGCCAAAATGCATATTCTCTGCGCTCTTCATATGACATTTCTTCGAGAGATTTGTTTTCGAAGATCGGAGCCGGTCTTGACACTTTGAGGCAAGTGCTTTTTGAGCATGAATTATAGTAGGCGGCCTTAAGATCCTCCGGTAGGGTTTCCACAGGAATCAAATATTTGCCGCGATCGTCCTTCTCGGCACTTATGCACCCAGATAAAATTAACCGGCACAAGTGCCGTGGTGATATTTTTGCTAATTCTGCAACTTCTTTAACGTCTAACTTCACGACTCTCACCTGCCTCATCAGTACAAGGGCGGTTATCCCCCTGCATACGCCTCCCGGCGTTTCGGCTCGTTACTTTTTCTGCTCATCGTCGGATCTCGGGTAGTTTTTCTCGATCCACTTCCGGAAGCGATATTGGGATATTGCGGAGTAAACGGCCAACAGCAAGATCCCAATGATGATTCCGAATAAAATACAAACCATAAGAACCATGAAACCGTTGTTCAGATAGATCTCATTCATACTTGAGCCTCCATTGCGTTCAGGATTAATGCTCCTACAACTGCTGCGCCTCGATCTCTAACAAGATCTCCGCCATAATCTCGATTTCCGTACTGATCCGGATTCTCCGGGTCTATCAGTCTATAAACTCGATAGAAGAGATCGGATCCGCATGAACTTTCCTCGACTCTCCAGGGATTCTCCGCTGTTATCAAAATGGTCTCCTCGTCCTGTTAATGTCGTCATCAACGGTTTGAAGTATCGGCTTTCCGATTTCTTTCCCGTGAATGATTTTCCGGCATCTGGGGCAAAAAAACGGGATCTTTTTGGGGTTAATCTCTCTTCCACAATTTGAGCACACGGCAATTTCCGAATATGAAATGAATCCGGCACTGTGATACCTCTCGATTTTTCGAATGACCGTCTTAGATATAAAACTCATCATTTTCTCCCTTACCATGGTCCGAACATGTGGCTATAGTCATCGCTAGAACGTTCCGCGGGCTGGATCCGGATCTGTGTGCCGAGGATTGGAGCCGGAATCCGGCGGATCCCGAGATCCATGAGTCTCTTTTCCTTGTTGTGCTGGATGGCTGCCCTTATTAATTTCGAGAGAGTTCTGATCATACTGGCCTCCTTAATTGATCAATTTGCAGATATCACGGATACACGCTATTCCGCTGTCGCAAGCGATATTTGCGGTTATTGAATAACCGCTTTCAAACACGATCTTGACAGTGTCTTTGTCGACCAGGACGAGATCGGTTACTTCCGTTTGAGTAAGCCGCAAGGTAGATGCGAGACTCGCTATCAACATTTCCTTTGTTACGCCTTTCTTCACTGTAGATTTCCTCCTTTCTCGTGGTCTTTTGGAGCGGTATCTGGGTACCGCGAATTACTTCTGATTTTCAAGACGCTTCTTCCTGAAAGAAATGCGTCCAGGAAACACCATATACATCTGCCAATCGTTTTGCGGTTTTTACTGATGGAGTTTTTCGGCCGGTTTCGTATGCCGATAAAGCTTGTTGTGATACTCCAGCAATTTTGGCAAGTTCAACCTGAGATCTTCCGTCCCTTGCCTGTATAAGCCAGTCGCGCATGACATCACCTCCAACAACTATTGGTTGTTCTTTTAATCGAGTCTACTACTTATGGGCGTATTTGTAAACGTCATAATCACTATCGGTAACATATTTGTAAAAATGCGTGTTTTTTACTACCTGTGGTAGTAAAATGCAGATAACCAAAATTATGTGAAAAGGAGATTTATATGTTTGATAAAAAGCTTAGGGAACTTCGAAAACTACACTCGTATTCGCAAATCGAACTTGCTAAAATTATCGGAGTAAGTCAGCAATCCGTGGCAAAATGGGAGAACTCAAAATCGTTTCCAGATGTAGATTCCTTAATTAAGATTTCCGACATTTTTGGTGTTTCATTCGATGAACTTCTAGGTAGGACATCGCCAAATCCAGAAACAGAAATACCAGTTTATAAAACCATGTATTTAGAGACGGAAACATATGAAAATGGAGAATATTCGTATATCCCTCATTTCAACATTAATGACATTATTCAGTTCACGCCTTTGTTATATGGGAAGAAAGGAGATAGTAATAAGTATTTTGCTGTTGAAATCACTGACCAATCTATGAGTCCATCTTTCATAATTCGTGACATAGTGATTTTTAAGATAGGTGACACTTACGAAGGTGTTTCTGATTACCTTTTTTTCTTTAAAGGAAAAGTTTATTTTAGGAAACTAACTCAGATCTCGATTGGATATATCGCTACAGCAGCTGAACAGTCAGTTTCGCCAATGCTGATAATCACAGATGCAATTGTTCTTGCCGATCTTTATCCAGGACATAATTTTAATGATTCTGAATTTTTTGATATGGGTTTTTCGTTATATGGAAAAGCTGTCTCAATTGATCGTTGGATCAATTAATTGCTTCACATAGCCGTATTATGTCCGCATGTCCGCGGACCTGAAGATGAAATGTCCGCATGTCCGCGTTTACAAAATCGTTTAATTTTTTATATTATGATCGGTAAATATGTGTTAAAACACTGATATCACGGTGTTTTAACAGTTTTAAACGGTTGTTTTAACATTGTTTAAATTTGATCATTTTCATGATCCGTTATGCTGAAGATGATCTATTTTATCTTGCGAGCAAAATGTAAAAATTTCCGACATTTCAATGGGTTTACATAATTTTTCACATAAAAAACGCCCTATTTCTGGGCATTACGAGGTTTTTACGCTTTTTTTCGTTTTTTTACTGTTTGATCTCTCATTTTTCTATTTTGCATGAAAGATTACATTTGGAATGGAGAACAGGAGGATATCTTCTATCCGGTACTCAAGGAGACGAAATTCTTTCAGTAGGGCGTGGTCAGCCGCCACGCGGAAGGCCGGTAAACACGT